CCACCATGAAAATGTCCAGGTCCTACCATACCACCATTTACTTCTAAATGTGACATAACAAAAGGTGCTGATGTTAACTGTAAAAATTCTTCTACTTCTTCTTCATTTTCTGAATTAATCCACGGTAACAACGCGATCTCTAAACCGTCATAGTCTTTTGTTATCGGATCTTTATAAATATTTACATTAGGAAAGTTTAGAAGATAATCAGGACTATTCAATTCGTTTGTCGATTTAAAATAGATATCATGATTACCTACGATTAAGTCCATAGTAATATCTTTTTCTAACATAGGTTCTATGAAATGTTCATAGTTCTTATGTAATGAATAGAAATTTACATCTCGTCTACGATCAAAGTAATCTCCAAGATGTATAATGTTTTTGATGTTATGTTTATCTAAGTACGGAAAGAAGACATCTTTATAGAATCTTCCCTGGTACTCTGCAAACATTTGATTGTTGTTACGAACTCCACAATGAGTATCGTTTAGCAAAGCTATTTTCATAATGTATTATTTGTCTTTTTTCTTAGACCCACGAGGTTTATAATTTATCGGACTCATATTCTCTTGTAAATAATCAACGTATGAATTAGTCATACCTGTCGTATTTCCATCCATCGTATCTAAAGTATCAAACAAGACCCCAGCTTGTTCTATACTTCTTTGTTTAATCGCTGCTTGTTTCTTTTCTTTATGTATTCTTCTAAGAAACGCGAAATATATGATTTGTGTAACATAAGCAAAAGCATTAGATGATTTTTCTTCTTTAAAGTTCTCAATATACTGTAGACAATTTTCAATACCATCACATATCATTTCATCTCTATACGAATAGTTTATGAAATTGGGTTTAGTTGAAAGTCTAGTAGCTATCTTATAGATACATTCACCAATATATTCTGTAACTCTAGGTTTCTCTATATCATTTTCAATAGCGTCTCTACAAGCCATATTATGAGCGATAATCGCGGCAGTAAATTCTTTATTGTTTACATAGTGAACTGAAGCTTTAGTCTGTCTTTTTTCTCTAGTCATATATCTATTATACTTGCTTTCGCTGTGTTGTCAAGGTGTTATCTCTAGTTCTGATGTAGTTTCTATCACTACTCTAGCACCACATGGTAAGATAGGTTTATCACTACCTCCATATCGTACTGTACTCTCACCTAGAATCTTAACTTCATGACAATAAGTATTACTACTCCCTTGTTTGATTGTTATTACTGGTTCATTTGTTCCATGTTTCAAATTAGCTTTGATTTTATGTTGATTTACATGGATAAACTTTTTTTTACTTTTTTTCATATTTTTACTTGACCGATTCGCGTTTCCATGAGAAAATAAGATGTAGTCGGTGAAAAGGATAGTATACTATATAAAGAGATTAGTGAATAATGTCTTTTTTAGTAGGAAAATCTAAATATTCATCTTCATATTCATCATAATCTTCAAATATGTTCTCGAAATCTCTTTCCATTTTATCTTCTATCAATCTTTTTATAATACTTTTTTTATGTTTATCTTCTTGAATCTGACTTCTTACTTCAATTTTATCATTTTCTCGTACATCTAACCAAGTTGTACAAGCTTCATCATAAAAATCAATATACTGTTCTGATATTGATGATCTAGCTTGTATTGTATCAGTTTCTACTGAGATTGTGTCATCTAATGTGAAAGGTATCATCGGACCGAGATGCATAACGATGCCAGGACCTACACCTGAGGGCTTACAATGAATATTCATTGGTAGATGTAATAGTAATTTACTACTAACATCACTCTCACTTACCATAGCAAACACTTCATTACCATCTTTAAATCTAATGTATTCATATTTTGTATTATTTCGGTCTATCATTTTCGGGTATCCTTACTGAATGAATTTCGTAATCAAAGTTTTCTGTACTATAGATATTTATTCTTTCTGAAAAGTGGTTTAATGTATAATTCATGTTTTTCTTCCATGAAAGATCGTCAGCTATATCATATAAATCTACTTCTGTTTTATCAGTTGATTTTCTCAATCCTCTACCGATACTCTGTAAGTTTCTTATTCTAGACTTACTTGGTGAAGCAAAAATGATATTGTGTAATCGTTTGATATTGATACCCGTACTAAATGTACCAAACGACGCAACAATTATAGCATCTTTCTCTTTTTCCACTATTTCACGAACTTTTTCTCTATCTATAGCATCTGTTCCTCCGAACACAAAAAAAGTTTTTCGTTTTAGTTTTTCTATTTCTTCATATAAAGGTCTACCATGTTTTTCAACAAATTGAAATAACACTAATGTATTACCTTTCAAATCTTTTACTAGATTGTTTATGAAGTTATTTCTTGTTTCATTTCTAACAATCCAATCCATTTCTTCTTGATAATTCATCTTACTAACAAGTTTTCTTTCATTATCAGAATAAGCTAACACTAAACATTTAATCTTTAGATTGGCTAGTGTACCTTGATCCATTAGTTCTTTTGATGTTGTTACAAAGTAAGCTGGACCGAACATACCTTCTAATTGTAGTTTATGTGTCTTTGTTTCTTGTAATGTACCTGTTGTTCCGATCTTATACTTTACTTCTGTAAGTGATTCCATAATCTTACTTAATGACTTAGCAGCGAATAGATGAGCTTCATCTCCGATGACCATACCAAATTCATTACCGAATCCTTTAGGCATTCTCATCATTGACTGCCATGTAGTAACGACAATCGGAGCATCAGCACCTTTATCACCACCATATATTTTAGCTATGTCACCTTTGAATCCGTAGTCTTGAAAATCTTTTGTCATCTGTTCTACTAGAGATGTTGTCGGTACTATCACTAATGCCTTTTTATTTTTCTTTAAAAAGTTGTATCGAATGAGACTGTATATCATTAATGATTTACCCGAAGCTGTCGGAGACACTAATATACACTTCTGATTATGAGCGGCAAACGCTACAGCGTCTTTTTGATAATCTCTAAGTTCTAATGGTATATCTTTTACAATTTCTTGAAATCGATCTATTGTAAATATATCTGTATCTTTCTCATACCCTTCTATAGCATAGTTTCTCTCATCACAAAATTCTTTGAGATAATCGTATAATCCTAGATAGATTTTATTTGTATTGAGATTGAAAAGACGAATGTATCCGTCCCAAAATCTTCTTCTTACAGCTGGTATGAATTCAGCTCCAGGAACTTTGAATTTAAAAAATTCTGAAAGTTCTTTTCGAATTGAATCTTCTGTCGATACTGTAAGATATACTTCGTCTGTCTTGGCTACTATGAGCCTGCCATGAACTTCCGCCATTCTATAATATTCTTTATTGTTTGATGTCTCCAAGTTATTTGAGAGACAATATCAGTTAATACATCTACTGTAACTCTGAGATATTCAAGTTTATCATTTAAATCTTGTATATCTTTATCAGCTCCTGTAAATTTATCATAATCTGATTTCAGAACTGTCAATCCATTGAACGGATCATAGTCCCAATTATGTTCTTTGATTTCGTCATGTGACATTTTACCACCATACCATAACCATTTATCTTTATTAAGTTCTTTCATTTGTCGTTCATAACGAACAACTTCTAACTTCTTTTCAGATAAAAGTTCAGTATATTTGGCGTGTAGTCTTGGTACTTGTAGTGAAGAAGCGTCAAGTTCGATATCATCTATCTTACAATCGTCTTTCCACATATCTTGTATGTTTTTTAAATTCATAATGTATATAATATATAGGGTACTTTTAAGTACTTGTTTTTACTTTAAATAAAGTGTATCTCAATGTTAGATCACAGGTCGCGTATTCGACTCCGGCTGTGTCAATGTTAAATTCAACACTACCTAGACTTGTAGGAAAACAGTCTTCGAATTGAAACTCAATATTAGCGTTGTTCGCTGAGGTGTTTACAATCAACATAGCGTCAGAATACATATTCTCAAATTTAGATGAACTAACACCACCTGATGGAGTTTTCTTACCTTCAACTAATCCGACAAAATCGTCTGTATCAAATCCTGGTCCTAAAGCCATCATCCAATTATATATCTCTTGATAGTTTGTCATATCTTCATCAACAACAAACTTTAGATTCAAAGGATCGAATGTAATTTTATCACCTGGTAAACTAGATTCAATAGCTAGAGTTGTAGCCATAGTAGTTTCACTCATTATAATATTGGGTAGTGTGACAGCTGTACAAAAATATCTAGTCTTAGGTAACTTGTTAATTGATAAATCAAAATTAACAGGCGATAAGTAGTTTAGATTTGTAGGTTGATCAGATTGCCAATTAGCCTTTGCCATGATTTTTTATCCCGAATACATAATTGTCTGCAGCGTCTTCAACATAAGATTCACTATATCCTTTCATTAATTCATCTTCTTGCCATATTTGGTTTTCCCACATTCGAATACCATATGTTCCATTTTTAATACCGACTTCTGCCTTTCTATTCCCATTCATATATGTATGAAGTATATCATCAAATTCTATCATTTCTTCCTCAGATTCTTCTCCTAAACCATACCAATTCCAACGACCGTCTTCAATTGGTTGTATAATATCGGAGATATTTTTTTCTTTCACATCTATATTTATAACAGTAAAGTGATTAACATAAAAAAAGAGCCCCGAAGGGCTCTCTGAAATCGATTATGATTTAGATTCTTATCTATAGAAGATTCAATACTTCGAATGATCTGTAGTAAGAGTTAGTTGAAGTTGCTGCCAATCCAGAAGAAGGAGTCGCTCCTACGAATGGGTTTGAAACCATGCCGTAACGAGTTTTGAATCCGATTTTTGGT